GGATACGGAACTCTCTTCGGAGAGGTCGTAGGTGCTGCCGTAGGTAAGACTGTTACTGGCGGAACTGCTCTTGGATATCATACTGCCACTGGCAGTGGAAAGTGGACCCTTTGGGACAAGCCTGGCTTCTATGGTGTAACTCTTGATGCGGTCGATACCACTTTAAACAGCGGCTTGGTTCCCACCAACCCAGCTCTTGCTGGTGGTGACGCTCTCTACGCTACTTCAGCTGGTCTTTTGACCCCTGATTCCGGTAGCCAGTTCGAGAGCGTTGTTCTTGGTCGCTTCATTGAGTTCACTGGAAACGGAAGTCTTGTAACTTCAACCAAGTCTTTGGTTGAGGCTCTTAACTCCCCAACTGGAACTTCTACTTCTCCTGCTGCTAAGTTTACGCAGGCTGTTATCCACTGGCACCCAGAACTCTGATACAGCATTCAATTTAATTGATATATAAAGGCGAGACCAGAGGTCTCGCCTTTTTTCGTATGGGAAAGTTACAAGAACATAAAAAATCGATTATATCTAGATATTTGGACGGATATTCGGCATCTGAACTTGCTGTCATATATGATGCGTCTAAAACGGGAATCATATCTCTTCTTAAGAAAAATAATGTAAAAACTCGAACCATAACTGAAGCTAGAAAGTTAAGGGGTCAAAAAGAAAATCAAAAATATAATAGTATTAAATATCAAATTTGTAAGATTTGTCATGTCAAATATGAACTTAACGAAGATAATTTTTATCTCAGATCTAACAAAATTAGATTTCATACAGAGTGCAAATCTTGTTACTCAAGCAGAAATAAAAATTATAAAAAGAAAAATAAAGAAAAACTAAAAAATAAAAGACAAAAAAATAAAAAAACTTTATCAAATTATAATAAACAATATTACAAAGATAATAAAGAAAAAATCTACCAACAAAAGAAAAAATACAGAAAAGAAAACAAACACAAGGTAAATAAATACAGAAGAAAATACAATAAAAGAAAATATAAAAATAATCTTAATTTTAAATTAAAAACAATTGTAAGCAAAAGTATCAGAAGGATGCTTAGTAAAAACGATTCAAGTAAAGGCAACAATTCATCATTTGATTATTTGCCATTTACAGTTCAAGAATTAAAAAATCATTTAGAGTCTCAATTTGAAACCTGGATGACTTGGGATAATTGGGGCATTTATAATCCAAAAACATGGGATGACAATAATCCTTCAACTTGGACTTGGCAGATTGATCATATTATTCCACATAGTAAATTTTATTATACAAATATGAGGCAAGATTCTTTTAAAGAATGTTGGTCATTAAAAAATTTAAGACCACTGTCATCCAAAAAAAATATAATTGAAGGAGCGCTTAAAAAAAGACATTAATAAGTGAATATTTGTATATATAACTATGACGTTGAATTAATTCTTCGTCTGTTTTCAACCTAAAGTAAACCCACTACTGGAAATTCGAGTAGTCTCTAACCTAAAAAGGTGATTTTAATATGAATGAAATGTTTTCCCCCCAAGGTCAGGTAAACGCTGGAAGCGTTTCCGAAGCCCTTCAAGTTATTGCTAAATATGCAGCTGCTATGGAGCACCAGAACCAGCCTGCTAACGTAAGCTTGCACACCCAGTCTGGGTACAGCAACGAAGCCCGTGATGAACTTATTTCTCGTGCTATTCTTACCCAAGAGGGTAAAGTTGCTCTTGCTCAGGCAATGTCGAATCCCATTAGGCGTAATCTCGACTATCAGGGAATCGCTCGGCGTGCTTTGGTGGTTGATCCGTTAAACTAAGTCGGTAGCGGATCTAAAATTTGGCTATATGCTGGAAACTCTGTAAAAACTAATTGTACTTTTTAAGATAAATATCCTGAGCACTGCGCTAGGATGAAACAGAAAAAGTAAAAATCAATTAGGCTAAGCAGACAATCAGCAGGAAAGAGATAGATGATATCTAAAAACAAGCTGCAAGAATTATACATAGAGAAAAGACTAACTACTTATGAAATTGCTGAGATGTATAATGTACATCGAAAAACAGTTTCACGGTGGCTTAAAAAAAGCGGTATAGACATTAACCCAAAGCAAAGAAAGTTTGAGTTAATAAAAAAAATACCACTAACTAAGACACAAAGAGAGTTAGTATTTGGCACCGTTTTAGGCGATGGCTGTATAAACCCTCATGGTCGAAAAAATAAATCTTATAGATTAATGATTGGCCATTCTGAAAAACAAAAAGAACTTGTTTTTTGGAAAAAAGAAATCCTTGGAAATTTTGTTAATGTAGTTAACAAGAACGAGGATAAAAGAGGTAACTCTATAATGTATAGTTTTTCATCAGTTACTCATAATGATTTTTCTTATTTCTATAAGCTTTTTTACCAAAATCATAAAAAAGTTATTAGAGAAGATATGATTCATCACTTAACACCCTTTGCTTTAGCAGTTTGGGTGATGGATGATGGAAGTCGATATCAAAAGAAAAATACAATGAGAATTTCTACTGATAGTTTTACTAAAGAAGAAAATGAACTTTTAAAAAGTTTTATCAAAATAAACTTTGATATAAATGCAAAAGTTTGCGAGTACACAAGACATGATAATAAATTTTATTATCTTTCATTTAATGTGAGAAATGCCGCTCTTCTTTCAGATATCATAAGGCCATACATTATTGAATGCGTTCAATATAAGCTATGTCCTTCTCGCTCCTCAACGACTAAACGCCAAACTTCTAAATCTGAAGCAATCCAATCTAATTTAGATTGGAGGTCAGAGTGGAAACTTCTTAAAAAGAAGATTTCATCTAGAAGATGATAGAGTCTGATCTGCATGGAAACATGCAGAACTAGGCAGAAATGACCTAGTCTGGGAACAGGCCCAGTAACAATGCTTTGTACCGCAAGGCGCTCTACCTGTTTACGATCGTGATATCGACGTAACTGCCATGGTAATCTCCAGCAATGGTACTGGAACCGAGTCCCGAGTTTTCGGTGACCGTGTTACTGTTCCTGAGCTAGAGCTTTTCTCTAACCCTACTGTTAGAATCCACGAAGTTAAAAGACGTCGATTCAATGTCATTGACCGTGCTGTTCAGAAGGCACGTCAAGAGCTTATGGCCCAAGAGGATGCTAACATCTTCGCCGCTCTTGATGGAGCTTCTTCTGCTGACAACACTGTTCAGGATATTGCCGATTCCGGTATGCTTAAGAGAGACCTCATTGAGCTAAAGACTCAGGTCGATCGTTGGGACCTTGTAACCGCTAAGTTCTTCATGAACATTAACGAGTACAATGACATCCTACTTTGGGCTTCCGGTGGTGGCCAGGGTGCTGGTGGCGGAGAGATCGATCCTGTCACTCAGCGTGAGATTCTTCAGACTGGTCTTTACGCCCACATTTGGGGAACCGACATCATGGTCTCCAAGATTGTTCCTGCTGGAACTGTCTATGCTTGTGCCGATCCTGAGTTTGTTGGTGTCATGCCTGTCCGTCAGGACATAGAGGTATTGCCCGCTGACGAGCCAAAACAGCTTAAACTCGGGTGGGTAGTTAGTGAAATTATCGGAATTGGAATTGTCAATGCCCGCGGCGTTGCCAAGGGCAACAAGTCAGTAGCTATCGGCTCCTGAATCCAATAATATCAGTCACTTAGATATGTAAGAAACCCTTGCTTCGGCAAGGGTTTCTTTTTCCCGAAGCTGAACCCAAGTTATGATTGATGCCTGCATTTCGGTTCACGAAGGCGTTTTTTGATTTTTAAATAATTATTATATTTTCTTTTTAAGAAAATCCTTGAATCTTCATACAGCCAATCTAGAATTTTTTCAACCTTGTGGTCATTTGAGCAATCTATAGTCCAAATTTTATAAAAGTTTAATTTTAAAGCCACATTAGTTTTATTATACAATATATCTTTAACTGCAAGGCACATATTCTTAGTAGAGGCTATAATTTAGACATAAAACTAGTTTAGCTGAAAATGTCAATCAAAGCAACAACTCAGCATGATTTTTTCTTGTTGTGAACCCAACTTGTGTTATATATAACATGGGAGCGCCGCCTTAGTTAGATATGAGAAAAAAGCTAACAAAATCAGAAATTGAAGAAATAATAAATCTATATAAATCTGGAAGTTCACCTAAAGAAATAGGAGAAGCTTTCGGAATATTAAATAATAGTGTAAGTAGAATTTTGAGGAAACATAACGTTTCCACATTCCAATCTAGACGACTAACGCAAAAAGAAACTACCTTTATATGTAACCAGTATACTGATGGGTATAATACATCTGAAATATCTAAAAAACTAAAAATACATCCATCAACAGTCTGTAAAGTTTTAAAGAAAAATAATATTAAAATCAGAGAAGGGACTGATAATAAAAGAAAATATTTTTTAAATGAAGAATGGTTACAAGAAATAGATAAGGAAGCAAAGGCTTACTTCATAGGGTTATTTTTAGCTGATGGTAATATAAGCAAGAGTAAAAACGATATATCTTTAAGGTTACATAGTCAAGACAAGGGTGTGTTAGAGAGATTATCATATTATTTTTACAATGAAAATAGAGTTAGCTCTTATTTAGAGGACATAAACAAAACAGCCACTCCAGTCTCTAAACTTTGCGTTTATTCTAAAAGGATTAAATCACAACTATCAGAAATTGGGTTAAAGCCTAACAAATCTAAAACAGTTAAAATTCCTAATATAAGAAGCAGTTTATTACCACATTTTATAAGAGGTTTATTAGATGGTGATGGTTGTATCTGTATAAGGCCTAATGGCCGAGTTACTGTTGATTTTACTGGAAACAAATATATTATAAACTCCTTGCAAGAAATATTAAAAGAAAAAGAAATTTTCTCTTCTGTTTTTTATTCTGAGAAAAAAGATTCTTGGTCATTACAAATAAACAGAGTTTTAGATGTAGAGAAATTTTTAGACTGGATCTATTTTGAAAGCAACATTTACATAGAAAGAAAATATGACAAATACAGACATTTTAAAAATAAAAGAAATGATTGAAAATGGATTTGCCCCCAAAAGGGTTTCCTCTAAGCTAGATAAAAAATATAGTGAGATTAAAGAGATAGTCTCTACAA